AGGAAAAGATGAACAGCTAGTAGAAGGCTACTCTCACATGAAGAAAGTAGAGTTGAAGCGATACCTTGCCTTTATTGATTCCATCATTCAGTCATGCCAACAACAAGTTGTAGTTGCCAAAGGTGCACGTAAACCACGTGCTCGCAAAGCAAAGCCAGCTGGTGTAGTTGCTGCTAAGGTGAAGTACATGCCACTGCTTGATGAATTCAAAATCAAGTCTGAGACTCCATCCAAGATGGTTGATTCTGAAGAAATTTGGATCTTTAACGCTAAGACTCGCAGACTGACTGTTTACAAGCCAGCTAACGGTGGTCTGCTTAGCATCAAAGGTACGTCTATCACTAACTTTGACATCGCAGCATCGATGACTAAAACCTTACGTAAACCAGAACTGGTTACCGACTACGCAACAATGAGCAAGCGTCCGCTGAATACAGCCTTCAAAGCATTGACCACGAAGCCAGCTGTACCTAACGGTCGCCTCAACGAAGAATGTATAATCTTGAAAGTATTTTAATGGAACAGAATAGCCAAACTGAAATTATGTTGATTGCACAAGAAGAATGTGCTGAAGTTACCCAAGCTATCTCCAAAGTGTTTCGCTTTGGAATTGATGGCATCCATAACGGTGTAACCAATCGTGCAAGACTGACTGAAGAAGTTGGAGACTTGAAATGTATGATTGACTTATTGTGCCAATCAGGTATAATTGATGAAGCTGAGATGAACAAAGCTGCCACTGCCAAGCTGAAGAAGTTAAAGCGTTGGTCCACTATTTTTGGAATGCCAGAGAACTATTGATATGATACTAATTGACTACAGCCAAGTTGCGCTTGCCAACCTTCTTGCCTTTCAGAAAGACCTGAAGGCTGGATCAGAATCAGATGTGGAGAATTTGATTCGCCACACGACTCTATCCACAATTCAATTTTATAAGAAGAAGTACCACAAGGAGTACGGTGATGTAGTCATTTGCTGTGATGGTCGCCACTACTGGAGACGTGGTTACTTTGAATACTACAAGGCATCACGTAAGAAGAATCGTGAAGCCAGCGATCTCAACTGGAATCAAATCTTCGACATCCTGTCCAAGATTCGTGATGAGATCAAAGCCAACTTCCCATACAAGGTTGTTCACATTGATCGTGCTGAAGCTGACGATATCATTGCTGCACTCACTGCGCAAGCACAAGAGTTCGGTAGCTATGAGAAAGTTATGATTGTCTCCAGCGATGGCGACTTCAAACAACTGCATCCGCTAGGTGATGTGAAACAGTTTAGCCCAATGCATAAGAAGCTAGTGATTAGCAAGCATGACGAAGTCAAACGTCAACTGATTGAGCATATCGTTAAGGGTGATGCTGGCGATGGCATTCCTAACATCCTAAGCAAGGATGACCACTTTGTTCGTGAAGACGCTGGTCGTCAGGCTATGGTCAGCACCAAACGTCTGCAGGAATTCTTTGACAAGGGTATTGATGCTTGTCGCAACGATGAAGAGAAACGCAACTGGCAACGTAACCAAACGCTGGTTGACTTTAACTTTATCCCAGAAGATCTGCGTGCAGAGATCCTAAATGATTACCTAAATAATAAACCCACTGCTGATAAGATGACCATCATGACATATCTGATGAACCATCGTTGCAGATTACTACTTGAATCATTGGAGGATTTTTAATGGCTACAAAATTATTTTTTGAGATGCTGGACGAAGTAAACGCTGACGTGTCTACACTAAAAACTAAGTACGCTGGATCTGGTGCACTTAGAATTTTGTTCGAGCATGCATTCAAACCAGATAAGAAGTTTCTTCTACCAGAAACTGACCCACCTTACAAAGCAGATATCCATCCAATCGGTATGGCTCCAACAACACTAGTGCATGAGTCAAAGCGTCTCTATGTGTTTACACGTGCAGACTTGACAAAGTTGAAACGTGAAGGGTTGTTCATTGACTTACTTGAGTCGATCGACAAGAACGATGCTAAGATTCTGTTGGCTGTTAAGAATCAACAGCTTCCAAAGATATTTCCAAAGATAACCGAAAAGGTTGTCACAGACGCAGGATTTCTATGAACTACCTTAACCTTACAAACAAAGCAGATCGCACGTCAATCACAACTGAAGTACGTAACCTTGTTTTGAATGACTCAGTTAAGGTTTTGCACCGTGCCTTTGACACGGCTAAAATGTATGAAATTACGCTGAATTTTGACGACGGGCAAAAACGCATACTGGGGCGATTCTGGCTGCACTGAGGACAGTTGCCCTTCCTGACCCCTAAAAAGCCTCCAAAACTCGTTGCTTTTTTACAACTAATAACCCTGCCGATAGCAGGGTTTTTGCACATGGGGCTTTACATTTATTCAGACTTCCTGTATAATAACTACAGTTATTCGAAAAAAGGAAAGAAAATGGAAAAGCTACCTCGTAATGTGTTATCCGTAACTATCGTCAATGGTGTCAAAACCACTGTGTACAAGCCACGCAAGGCTCCAAAGTCAAAAATGCGTTCGCATTCATCACGTGGTTTCGTGCAGGGTACAGGTGGCATCGCCACTGGTTTCCCTTCGGCAGTGAAGTTTGCAAATATTGCTTGACATTTATTCAGACTTCAGGTATAATAACTGTGTTGGGTTTGATGAGAAGGATTTGTTATGACTAAGTTTAAAGTAGTTGATTCGTTTGCTGCCAATGGCACTTCTTTACGTGGTTACGTAAAAACCACTTACTCAGATCTGGTGGCTATCTTTGGTGAGCCACAGCGTGGTGGTGACAAAACCACTGCAGAGTGGGTTGTGACTTTCGGTCGTGGTAAAGACAAAGTTGTTGCTACCATTTATGACTGGAAAGAGTACGAAACCCCGATGGGTGAGTACAACTGGCATGTTGGTGGTCACGATTTTATGGCTTCGGTTCTCGTGAGCGAAGTTGTAGCTGAGTACCAAAGCATGGTGTGCGAAGAACTTTCTGCGGAGTAATAAGTATATGTTGAAGCTAATCGGTTTCGGTGTTATCGTTTACTTGGGCTGGGTAACTGGTTTCATACAAGCGATGCTCTTGGTGATGGCTGGTTTGTTAACTGTACTTGCAGGAGGAATGGTATGAATGATTGGGATCGAGATAATCTAGAGTTTCTGTTGTCAGCCAATAAAGAAGTCCTTGATGACTGGTACCAGCAACTTAGTTCTGATGACTTGTTGTATGCGTTTGAGTTGCTTGCTGCACATCGTGCCGAGTTGCAAGAACGTGTTGAAGAGTTAGAGTTGCTAGGGAAAGAGGAAGAAGGTTTTCCCGAAGCTGTCAGTATTTTAGAAAAGTATGTTACAGGAGAAAGAAAATGAAGAAAGTAATTGTTACCTTAGCAGTAATTGGTAGTTTAATTTCCACCTCTGCCATGGCATGGGGTGAACGTGAGCAGGGTATCTTGACTGGTGTCGCAGGTCTCTGGGTTGTACAGCAACTCCATCGAGCAGGACAACAGCAACAACCAGTGTATGCACCACCTCAGCCTGTGTATGTGCAGCAACCAGTTTATGTTTTGCAGCCACAGCGAGTTTGTGAATTGCGTAGTGAAATAGTGAATGGTCAAATCATCCAAGGTAACTTCTGTTACTACCGTTGAACTTTAATTTTTATTATGGGATTTTATCATGGGTAATTTTATTGTGGGTGTAATCGTTGGAATTGCTGCAACAACCATTGGGTTCACTGGTATTGCACGTTTACTTGACCATGGCGTAAAGCAAACGCAAGAGATCGTTCGTCAAGTAGACAAGAATTGAATTTTATAATAGGGAGAAGTGAAATGAAACGTAGTCTAATATCATTGGCAGTTGTTGCAGTCTTTGCAACAGGGTGTTCCTCTTTCGGGAATAAAGCACCTGAACCAGTAGTCAAGGTTGAAAACAAACTAGAGCAGAAACCAGAAATCAAGAAGTCTGAAGCAGAGTTTCTTGAGTCAGCTGGCGCAGTGCAACTGCAGTTTTCTGAAGAAGGTGAGTGGCTTGTTATTAAAACAGTTGGTACTGCACCAATCAACTTTAATCATGCTCAGGGACGTGACGAAGCATTTATGCTCGCAACCATGCGTGCCAAACGCAATCTGGTTGAGTTCTTGAACAACGATGTGAAGTCTGGTAAGGCATCTGAGAACATTAGCAAGTCTGCTCTGCAAGATTTTGTGAACACAAAGAACAATGAGTCCATGAAGAAAAACAAAGAGACAAAGACTAACGATATTTTCGGTAGTGACTCTGAAGTTGATGGTGGACAATTCAGTGAAGAAGAACGCAAACGTGCAAGTCGCATTTCGCAATCAGTCACTGAGAAACTTACTGATAATGCACAGGGTATCATAAAGGGTGCATATATCTCTAAACGTGAAGTTGATCGTGAGTCAAACATGGTGTCGGTACAGGTTACTGTTTCTAAGAAAAGTATCAATGCTGCTACCAATGTTCGTTTGATGATGAATGGAATGTAAATGAAAAAGACTCTACTTGCGCTTTTACTTGCTTCATCGTTTGCATTTGCCGAGGAAGTTACTGTAACTGGTTATGGTGAAAACTATAATGCAGCATTGGAGAATGCTAAAGTGTTGGCACTAGAGAAAGGTGCAAGTACTTACATCATTGGAGAGAAACGAGCAACTGAGGGTAGGGTAACTGAATCTATCGAGCAGTATAATGGTGGTGCGATTAAAACATTCAATGTTATATCACGAAGAAATACTCCGCTGGGTTGGGAAGTAGATATAGTTGCAGAAGTTGTACCAAAGGATAATCGTGTTATTCGAAACAACAATGAATTTAGCGCTGACTTTCAAGAGTTTGGAGAACGTGAAAGAGTAGTTAACAAACTAGACAACGTTGGTAGTGCGATCAGCGCAACAGTCATAAACCCAAATTATACTGTTGGGCGATACACAACCGTAGCAACTGGTCGTATAGTTCTGGCATTCCAACCCAAGTGGGTATCGGATATGCGAGAGTTTACAAAGGTAGTCAATCAGAAAGGTTTGACTTCAAACAATGCGTATAAGACTTTGCATGGGCAGGGTGTTGCTGCTTTGTTGAGGGTTAATCCAATTGCAGCAGTTGGTGCATTTGTTGTTGGTCAGCCAAGTGAACCACAAATGAGTAACGATATGATGGTCTGCTTTGATGCATCTGACTGTTACAGCGTAGGTGTTAATTTCGAGAACATGCCTAGAGTACCTAAACTGGTTCTCTCGAGTGTTGTCGGTGGTCAAGAATACATATTGTATGAACAAGAACTTGATATGAAGATGTATGAGTTCATACATGCTGGCGAAGGTAGGTATCATAGCGTCTTTACTCAGTTTAAGACTAACTATAATCAACCAACTCTGATTGTGCACCCAGCACGTCAACAAGTGGTTGATGTTAGATTTGAAATAGATAACAATCTTGCCAGACAGATGAACAACATAAAGGTGTATCTGAGATGAAACAGAAGTGGGTTGAGGCATTTATGGACACAGCTGAGCGATTCGCTGAGTTGAGTTCTGCTGTTAGGCTGAAGGTTGGTTCTGTGGTTGTTAAAGACAATCGCATCATCTCTATCGGCTATAACGGTATGCCAGCTGGTTGGACCAATGTGTGTGAAGATACGTCGCCAGATGGATCGACTAAAACGAAAGACGAAGTTATCCATGCTGAGGCAAATGCAATTATGAAACTTGCCAGAGATGGCGAGAGCGGTGCTGGCGCTGCTGTATTTGTGACACATGCTCCATGTATTGACTGTGCAAAGTTGATCTATGGTGCAGGTATCAAGAATCTTTATTATAGAAATTCTTACAGAGATACAAAAGGGCTTGACTTTCTTGAAAAATGCGGTATAATAGGAATAAAGGTATGATGTGAAACCTACGATTGCAATTTATGTGCAGCATCCTTATGCATCGTCGCAGTGTGCAAATGGTGTGATGAGGGCACTTGATAGTGACTTTAGGTTTAAGATTTTTACAAAGCATGAGCAGATAGATGGATTCTTTGATAACGTAGATATGCTTTGTTTCCCTGGAGGTATGGGTGATGCTGCTAAGTTTGATTCGATACATCCCTCGACTGTGAGTGTTGTAAAGAAACGTGCTGAGATGGGTATGCCTTACCTTGGTATTTGTATGGGTGCTTACTGGGCTGGTTCTCATTATTTTGATATAATTGATGATACAGACGCTGAGCAGTACATTACAAGACCAAACGCTGATACACGTAGACCACATGCTAAAGCAATGAAGGTCAACTGGAGTGGTGAAGACATGAAGATGTTCTTCTATGATGGGTGTGCTTTGTTTGGTGGTGAGTATGAAACTGTTGCCACATATTCAAATGGTGATGCAATGGCAATCAGAAAAGGTAAGACTGGGTTGATAGGTTGTCACCCAGAGGCAGAGAAAGATTGGTATGAGTTGTATAGTTGGATGAAGAAAGAGTGGCAGGGTGATCAACACAAGTTGCTGCTTGACTTTGCCAAATCGTTGTTGTGAAATAATTTTGAAAAGTATCAAAGTTGTTGCACAACTTGACTAAATAAACAATACGTAGTAGAATAAGTCTACTGCGAAGTAAAAGGAAAAAGAGATTTCAAATGTTTAGCATATCGCCATTATCGTTGTTTAGATCCCAGCATGACTGCAAAGCCAGTTATGAGAGCGGACGCACAACAGTAGCTGGCTCATGGAATCTACCGATTACCAATGGGGTTTGCAAGATGTAACTAGACTTAGGTCTTCATCTACCAAACCCCAGCGACGAAAGTCTCTGGGGTTTTTTGTTTTGGGATAACCTACTAAACTGTAGGGGCTTTAAATAAGTGCTTTACATTTATTCAAGGTTGAGGTATACTTCTATCTTAGCTTGTTGATGTGGTCTTTACCACTCAACTCTGTTCTTTAAAAATTCGGTACAATTGTTCCCTGATAGTGTAGCGGTAACACAGCTGACTTTGACTCAGCTATCGCAGGTTCGAATCCTGCTCGGGGTGCCAAACAAAAATGCATTAGGTTCACCACCCAGTAGGCGATCTAGTTTGACCACAGCTGACGGAGCTGTAACTGCTAGGCAGCACGAAACCTTGAGATAATATCAGGAGGACGCTGGATAAAGTGGAACTGTAATGTGGTTGACAGACAAGTCCGTGGACGACACGGTAGGGCAGGTTTAAAACTGTTATTTCTGTCAAACATCCTAATGTGTTTTTGTTTGGTAAGTTATATGTAAACACTTTTCAGCGGGTCACCCGTGTTGGATAGTTTCTGTTTAGTACAGTATCCGAAATGTGTTTTCATATAGTAGTTTGCACGGTTCGTCTATCGGTTAGGACACATGCCTTTCACGTATGTAAGACGGGTTCGATTCCCGTACCGTGTACCATTATGGGGGTGAAACTTTAAGGTGAAGTAACTGGCTTTTAACCAGTAAAACACGGATCGTTACCGTGCACCCCTACCAATCAATGGTGTCCTTAGTGTAGAGGTTCGCACCCGACTCTGTGAAAGTCGTAGTATGGGATCGTTCCCCATAGGATACCCCAATTTTATTTCTCGCTGGTGTAATGGCAGCATAGCGGTCTCCAAAACCGTTGGTTGGGGTTCGAGTCCCTAGCGGGATGCCAAGTAATTTGCCACTAAAGCTAATCTAGTGAAAGCGCTGGTCTGAAAAGCCAGATAGTCTGGAGCGTAACCAGATGGTGGCACCAAAATTTGCGGCATTAGTATAATGGATAATACAGTAGGCTTCTACCCTACGAATGTGGGTTCGATTCCTGCATGCCGCACCAGATATGTAAGTGGAGCCAGTTGGACAGGCACTGGATTGCAAACCCATGGAAGCAGGTTCGATTCCTGTCACTTATTCCAAATTATGCGAGTGTGGTGAAATGGTATACGCATCAGACTTAAAATCTGACACCGAAAGGTTTGCGGGTTCGAGTCCCGCCTCTCGCACCAAAGTTTAATGGAGATGATGCTCTAATGGTAGGGCAGCGGACTGTAAATCCGTGGCTTCGGCAAGTAGGTTCGATTCCTATCATCTCCACCAATATAGCCTATTAGCTCAGGGGTAGAGCAAACGCTTGATAAGCGTTAGGTCGGTGGTTCAAAACCACCATAGGCTACCAGTTTTAGGATCCGTTCAGCAAACTCAAAAATTCAACTTTTAATTGAAAAATAAGGATCCTGTTTTATTATTCCGCAGTAGCTCAGTCGGTAGAGTAGATGACTGTTAATCATTTGGTCGGTGGTTCGAACCCACCCTGTGGAGCCAGTTTTATGCGTGGTTAGTTTAATGGTAAAATCAAACATTGCCAATGTTTAGTCAAGAGTTCGATTCTCTTACCCCGCACCATGGATGTATAGCACAGTGGTAGTGCAGTTCCTTCATACGGAAAAGGTCAGTAGTTCAAATCTACTTACATCCACCAGATTATGCCTTGTTAACTCAGCGGTAGAGTGTCTCTTTTACACGGAGAAGGTCGGCAGTTCGATCCTGTCACAAGGTACCAGTTATGCCCCATTAGTTCAACGGATGAGAATACGATGCTACGAACGTCGGGATGGTGGTTCGATTCCATCATGGGGTACCAGTTATGGAAAGTAATGCAGGTGCGTTGGTGCGCCGACTAGCCTTGAAAACTAGGTTCTCAGAAATGGGATGGGGTTCGACTCCTCTGCTTTCCGCCAAATTTTGGAAGATGTGTTGCAAGGTGCGACAGGAGTTTGCTAAACTCTCGTTCAGAAATGGGCTGACAGGTTCGATTCCTGTATCTTCCGCCAAGTTATAGAGAGTTGGATGAGTGGCTGAAGTCGCTACCCTGGAAAGGTAGTTTACCGAAAGGTAACGTGGGTTCGAATCCCACACTCTCTGCCAGTTGATGGGCTGATAGCTTAATGGTAAAGCGTTCGACTCATAATCGATTGAGTCTGAGTTCAATTCTCAGTCAGCCCACCATGCCCCTGTGGACAAATAGGCAAAGTCGCTTCTCTCAAAAGGAAGAGCATTCTCGGTTCGACTCCGAGCAGGGGTACCATACATTAAGGAGATAATTATGCCATCAGTATTTTTAGTTAGCGATACGCACTTCGGACATGCTGGTGTATGTAAATTCACCGAGTCCGATGGTGTGACAAAGATTCGACCATGGACTGATCCACAAGAGATGGATGAAGAAATGGTTAAGCGTTGGAACGAAACCGTTCGACCAAACGACAAGGTCTACCACTTGGGTGATGTTGTTATCAACCGCAAGTCGTTGAGTATCATGAGTCGTTTGAATGGCGATAAAGTTTTGATTCGAGGTAACCACGATATCTTTAGAGATGACGAATACCGTCAACACTTTAGAGAGTTGCGTGCTTACCATGTTATGAATGGGATGATCTTGAGTCACATCCCTGTACACGAAGCATCGTTAGGTCGCTTTGGTGTTAACATCCATGGTCATACTCACACTAATCGTGTGTTGAAGGCTCGTGGTATTGATGCTAAGACTGGTGCTACATTGTACAGCGACGAGATTGATGTTCGTTACCATTGCGTGTGCGTTGAGCAAACAGACTTCAAACCAATTTTGTTTGAAGATGTTATTAAGCGCATCGAAGCAGAAGGTGGTGCAGTGGGCTTTAAGAATGGAAATGGACCACGTGTGATGTAACACTAAGTATAGGTAGGAGAAACAAAGGGGAATGTAATGAATGTTCTAGCACTAGACGCATCAGGTTTGCCACGCAGGTGGATCAACTTTGATGACGCTATCACATACCATGCTAAAAACATGGTTGTCTGGTCACTTGGTGAAACTGTAGCTACTTATCGTGGTGGTTACAATGCAGCAGGAGAACAGTCAGTCTTAGAAACATCCTCTATCATTGCTGTAAGAGGTACTGGGTTTTCTCTTAACAAAGTTGGTCGTGTGGTATTGACTAACAGGTCTTTGTTTAACAGAGACCATCATGTCTGTGCTTACTGTGGTGATCATTTTACTACGCCAAACTTGTCTAGAGACCATGTCGTACCTCGTGCAGATGGTGGTCCAGATGTTTGGACAAACGTAGTGACTGCATGTAAGCCATGCAACATGAAGAAGGGTCGTAAGTCGGTTAAAGAATCTGGTATGTCTTTATTGTATGTGCCATATGAACCTAACCACTACGAGCACTTGATCTTGCAAAATAGAAATATTCTTGCTGATCAGATGCAATACTTGCTATCTGGTGTTCCTAAGAATTCCAGAGTTGCAAGAAATTAGGGCTTTACTTTTAAAGATAGTTGTAGTATAATAACTACTCGATAGTCGAAAAGTCCTCTCTAAGTCACTACGTAAAGTCGGGTGCTTGAGGCATTAGGGGCTGTGACGTTTTGGTTGCAGCGATAGGGAAGCGTAGGATGGGGCTATCTCTATACTTTGGTCTTAAAGTGTTCATGGACGCACGTATGCCTGTCACGCATAAAGAAGGGGATCGTTACCCCTTAAGACCGCCAAGATTTCGGGGGATTCATATACTGGGTATTATGCCTGCCTTGCACGTAGGTCAAAAGAGTTCGATTCTCTTATCCTCCACCAATTTTTACATGATAAACTCTTATGCACATTGAACACATATTCACTAACTTTATTGCTACTGACGATCTGAACATTGATAATGATGCAATCGTTAAGTTATGCTACGAGAAACAGAAAACGTCAGGCACTAGTATTTACTTTACTGGTGCTGAACCTGAAGTCTCACAGCTATTTCGAGAATTGACAGTTAGGTTGAATGGTCTTCATAAGCATCTTGGTCTTGTAGATAATGCATATCAAAACATCTACATGGCATGGGCTAATATAAACAGCAACCAGTACATTGGTATACCTCACAATCATGGCGAGAGACCCAATACTGTTTTTTCTGGTGTGTATTATCCTAAAGCGCAAGAGGGTTGTTCTGTGATAGAGTTTATGACACCAAACAATGCACATCATCATGTGTTGTATCAGAATATGGTGAGAGAACAAAATGGTTTTACGCAATCTGTAGTTTCGATTCAACCGAAGACAGGTAGCTTGCTTATCTTTCCTTCGTGGTTGATGCACTACGTAGTGCCAAGCGATAGTAAAGATGATAGAATTTCTTTAGCATTCAATGCTGAAGTAAAGTATAAATAAAGTTTATCCGAGTGTAGCGCAGTCTGGTAGCGCATCTGGTTTGGGACCAGAGGGTCGCAGGTTCGAACCCTGCCACTCGGACCAAGTTTTGCCCCTTTAGCTCATCTGGTAGAGCAACTGCCTTGTAAGCAGTAGGTGGTCTGTTCGAGTCGGACAAGGGGCACCATGTTAGTTGCAGGGTTAGTTTAATGGTAAAACTCCATCCTTCCAAGTTGGTGTCGTGGGTTCGATTCCCACACTCTGCTCCAAGT